ACTCCGCAAAATGTAACTGACCTGCCTATCTTTCCAGTTTTTGAGAAAATCGGAGGTGTTGAAAAGTCAATCGTACACTTGAAAAATTATGAGCCTACTTTAGTTTATTGGGGCATCCCTGACTGGGTAAGCGCTAAAATCTGGGCGGAGCTCGAGTATCGCATCCCAAAGTTTAATCAAAGCAAGTTCGAAAATGGTTTTACTCCTTCGGCTATTATTTCGCTCTTTGGCTCAGCCAATCAAGAGGAAGCTCAACAAGTAGTTAGAGCTATGAAGGAATGTTTTACTGGCACTGGTAACAATTCTAAAATGTTTATTCAAGCTTTGAGAGATCCGACTTATAAAAGTGACGTGCAAGTTTTGAATAGCAGCAATGAGGGCGAATTTTTAAGTCTTCAAAACATGGCTCAGACGAATATCATTGCGGCTCATCGCTGGTCGGTATCGCTTACGGGACTTCGAACAGCTGGAAGCTTAGGAACTAATCAACAGATACGATCTGAATTTGATATTGTTTATAATACGGTCATACGTCCGATGCAAAGGCTATATTTAACAAAGTTTTTGAATCCAGTTATTCAGGACGCGGGCAAATGGTTGGGATATGACTGGTCCAATATTGCGCTCGATATAGCGAAGCCAATGCCAGTGAGTTTTGCTGGCGATATTCCGATCAAAGATATTTTGACGGTGGATGAGATGAGAGCTGAGTTAGGGTTTCAACAAATTGAACAAGAGGAAATAAACATAGAAAATGCAAACACTAATTAAGCCAGGCGAGGTAGTTAACACTGGAATTTACCGACCTGCTCCAGTTACGGCTCGATTTGATGTTAATCAAATAAGCCCGCACATTAAGGACAGCGAGGAGCGCTTTTTGCAGCCACTTTTAGGGGTTGCTTTATATGATGACATGATCGCTCAACAAAATCCCTTAGAGAGCAATTATAACCCTGCTGTCGGGGCAATAGTCAATAAGTTTATTGCTCCTGCTCCTGCAGTATATGAAACGCTCTGGACTGGCTTTCTGCTGAGATATACTGCTTATGCTGTCTATTATGAGGTTTTGCCTTATTTGACTATTCAGGTTAGTTCAAAGGGCATTTATCAAAACGACAGCGAGTTTGCTCAAAATGCTGGGGTTTCTGGTGTCAGGTTCCTGCAAGATAATATGATGCAAAGGATTGACAATTTAAAGCCACTAATTGAAAACTTCCTTTGTGCTAATAAGGCGCTTTTGCCTTTATTTGACGCTAAAAATTGCCCATGTGAGGACGATTGTGGTCACTGCCATACAGATTGCGGCTGTGGCTATTTCAATATGACTGGTAAGCACTGCCATACGTGCGAAACGAAAAAAAATACTTCAACTAATATAATTTTTTACCAATGAACATAGTAAAACAATCGACTGGCAACGTCGTTTTAACGGATGCCGCTGGCAATATCCAAAAGGTTTTTGTCAACGTCAATGCTTTGGACGTAAAAGGGACGGACGAAGTAATTGTTAAATTTGGTTTCAATCAATGGCACTCGCTTTTTGCCAGCCAGATTGCTAACACTCAAGTCGAGCCAGCTTCTGCAGTTGCTTTTTCTGGCAATGCTTTTGATTTGGTCGCTTTACTTTCGACCTCTTTTTTTTTTGAGTTAAGCGGGGGCGGTGGTGACGATTTAGCAACGGTCTTAATTGCTGGTAATACATCGGGCGCTAATGATATTATATTTGATGCAACTCAAGGATTGCAATTTGATAACGGTAGCAGGTTAAGAGAAGGCACAATCGACGCAGGCTTAGGTGGGTTAAAAGGTATCGCTGAAATATGCGGACTTGGTTTCGAGAGTAAATGGGAGGGCGGTGTAAGGTATATAATGAGCAGCTCAGGCAACGTTATCCGCCAATCTTTGTATAATTTTGGAAATACGCCCACAACTACGGATGACGATACAAAAGGCTATCAGATTGGCTCGCTTTGGACATTAGATAATGGTACCGTTTACGAATGTTCAGACGCTACAACGGGAGCAGCTATTTGGGCATTGCAACAAAATGCAGTGCCGACTTTGGATCAAGTTTTAGGATCAGGTAATACAGCTAATAACAAATCAATTATTGACTTGGATTATTTAGATTTTGAAACAACACTTGGACATTCTGTTGGTGTTGGTGAATTGGCGTGGAATAACACAGATGGTACTTTAGATTTAGGTTTGCAGGGCGGTTTAAAAAATAAACTTGGTCAGCAATTAGTAGTTAAGGCACGTAATACAAGTGGTTCTTTGATAGCAAAAGGCAGCGTTGTAAAGGTAGTTGGAGTAGCAGGCGGATTTGTTGGGATAAACTTAGCACAAGCAGACAGCGTAGCAAATAGCGAAACAACTTTTGGTATTGTTGCAGAAGACATTGCAGATACTTCTAACGGCTTTGTGGCGATTAACGGAATAATTCACGGGTTAAACACAAACGCATTTACAGAAGGTGATATTTTATATCTAAGTACAACAAGTGCGGGTGCAATTACAAATGTTAAACCTGCATCACCTAATTATATAGTTGTGGTTGGTTATGTCGCTAAAAAAAGCGCAACAGATGGACATATTTTATTGCATGTACAAAACGATACAAGACAAGCTGTAGAGATACAACTCGCTGCATCCGATGAAACTACAGCATTGACAACGGGAACGGCAAAAGTTACTTTTAGAATGCCACACGCTATGACATTAACAAGCGTTCGTGCTTCATTAACAACGGCACAAGCATCGGGTTCTATTTTTACTGTTGACATAAATCAAGGCGGTAGTTCTGTTTTAGGTACAAAATTGACAATTGACAATACAGAAAAAACAAGCGTAACTGCTGCAACTCCTGCAACGATTACGACATCTGCGCTTACGGACGATGCCGAAATTACAATAGACATCGACCAAATCGGAAATGGAAGCGCAACTGGTCTTAAAATTACTTTAATCGGAACAAGATGATAATAAATCCTTATTCTTTTGGGGTTGCTTATGACCCCGATGCGCAGGCTTTTTTCACAGCTTCAGGGCTTACAGGTGCTACAAATTTAACTGCTATAAATACTTTAGTAGTTAGTTTAAAAGGCTTTGGTATTTGGACTAAGATGAAAGCGATTTATCCTTTTGTTGGTGGTACGGCTGCTCTGCACAAATGGAATTTAAAAGACCCACAAGATACAAATGCAGCGTTTAGATTAACATTCAGCGGTGGTTGGACTCATAGCTCTAATGGCGCTGCTCCTAATGGCGTTAATGCATATGCAGATACTTTTTTAACTCCAAATACAAGCTTATTATTAAATAGTAGTCATGTCTCATATTATAGCAGAACTCAAAGCAATGGAACTGAAATTGAAATTGGAAGCTCGACAGCAGGTAACTTCGGAGACCCTCGTACATTACTTGAAATAAGAACGAGCGGAATAACTTATTATGCTGTAAATTCACAAGGTACTTATATATCTTATTCAGATGCGGATAGCAGAGCGTTTTATATAGGTAATCGTAGTGGCGCAAGTGTTATAAACGGTTGGAGAAATAGCACAAAGGTAGCAACAGGAACAACACCAAGTTTTGGATTAAGTACAAGAACTTTTTGGCTTGCAGCTTTAAATTCTGGTGCTGCTGCTTTATATTCAACAAAACAATGTGCTTTTGCATCAATCGGTGACGGCTTAACAGATACAGAAGCAGCTAATTTTTACACAGCCGTTCAGGCATTTAACACAACTTTAGGTAGACAAGTATGACATACGTAGGACTTTTAACAGAATCGCAAAAAGATAGCTTAGTTGGTCAGCTTTATGACGATGACAGCTATTTTAACCCAATTCAGGATGACTTCGACCAATGGATAATCAGCACAGAAGAAATGGAATTTTGCGTAAATCCTGAATTCCAATGGGTAAAAACACTACCTTTGATAGACTATAAACCAAAACCATCGCCACCATTTCCGCCAATAGCCTAATGAGCAAAAAGGTCGGTTTATTAGATCAGGACGAGAAAGAAGCTCTAGAGGGCGAGAAATACGCCCTCAATAAGTTTTTTACCCCTGAGCAGGATTTAGACGGTAACTGGGTGCTTCCTTTAAACCAAATTAAAAACAATAAAAACATTGATTTCTGGTGGGTAAAATACCTACCTTTGATAGATTATAAACCTAAACAAATGGACAAAAGTATTATCCCCGACATTATGGCTCTCTCTGGGCTTTTTCTCTTTACTGGGGCTGAAATAAGCATCGAAAACACTATCTTCGAAATCATATCGAAATTTGGCGTCGTGGCGGTGCTATGGTACTGGCTGCAAAACATGAAGGGGCAGATCAAGGAACAGATGCAACACTTCAGCGGTGAGACGGAATTATTAAGGAAGGAGCACAAAGAAACGCTCACGGAATTTCAGGACGTCCACAATAAGCACAATGAGTTGATAAAGCAACAGCTCGAGGCAAAGGACCAAATGATTAAAGACCTGCAAAGTAAAATTAAGTGAGTAAAAGGACGCTTTTATCGCACTTTTGAGCTTTAGACAAAAAAAATATTCACATCTTGAAAAAAAATATTGTCAAAAGCTTTTTTATTAAAAAAAGTAGTTCTATTTTTGTATCAAGTTACAAACAAAGGAATTTATCACACTTT